CTATCTACATGGAGTATGGACCGTGTGCTCGGGTGGCTGAGTATTAAGAAGGACATAGCTAATGGCTGAAGTAAGAGTAGAGAGTCTTGATGACATAGATGTGCCTGAACAAGGTGTAATCTACATTGTTGAACCAGGTACGTCTTCTTGGCTGTGGAATGGCTCTGAGTTTGTGCAGCATGAAAGCAGAGCGCCTACAATTCAATATGGCAAAGTGTTTAAGGACCTTCAGTCTGAAGTTGAAGCAGATGTTGAAGACAATATCATCGTTACGCCACCGGAACCTTAAGTGATAATAAAACAACGCTTCTTGTCTAAGAAGCATTGTTCTAGACCAGGCCTACCTCTGTACAAGCCTACGGCCATAGTCTTATATTTCGTAGATGCTTTTGACCCTGTTACTACGCATTACGAGATATCTAGTAAAGGCGAGGTTGTGCAGAAGGTACCTGAGCACGAAGTTGTTCGACACTCACATAGCAAGCTTGACTATAGTACTATAAGCTTCAGACTATCTATGCCTCTTAGTATTGACTCATTGTATGCTCTAAAAGAACTACGTGAGAGGCTGAATGTCAAAAGTTTACAACTAGGTCATGGCGATATTGACTGGGAGAAGTTCTATAATGACTTTACTATTCTTTAACGCGCCGTGGTGTAGCGTTTGTCACGCTATAAAAGACAGTGTACCTTCTTATGCGAAGTCTATAGACTGCGAAGAAGATCAAGAAACACCCGTCAAGTACGGTATCATACAGCTGCCTACATTCCTCGTTATAGATGATGAGAGCAGAGAAGTAGGAAGGCTACAGACGACCAATGTTAAAGCTGTAGATAAATGGTTCAAAGCTTTGGAGGAGAAGAATGCAAAACAAGATAACTGATTTTAAGATCGAATCGTACGGCTGTGTAGAGCTGACTACGAATAAAGACGGTGCTACAGTCAAGCACTCATACTACAATGTACCTCGTGAAGTAATTAAGAAGTTTATCAATGCTTCTACAGAGCCTTCAGTCAAAGACTTTGAAGACTGGCTTAAAGACGCTAAAGATAAAGCGGAGAAGGATAGCCCTTCTGTAGTAGGCTACAGCTTTTGGAGCAACTAGAACATGACTGAAGATTTGATACGTTTTGGGAATGACATCGCAGCTGACGATGAAAACATCTTAATTGTTAAAGACGACTCATACATAGGAAGTCCGTTAGACGCAAACATATTATATATGACACTAAGATTCGTGCTTAGTAGTGACAACAGCATATGGGACGTAAAACCTGAAAGTATGTCTATGCCGTCTCGTGGCTTATGCGACGGCATAGACATACTTATTCCTTGTTACATGCATAGTGCTCATATATTAAACGTAGTACAGAGCGTGCTAAATCAAGACTTCAAAAACGTGTCAGTCCACGTGCTTCTTATGGACGAAAAATCTATAAGTCTTAAAGAAAAACTAGAAAGTAAAGACTCAAAAGTTCATTGCTATGTACACGAAGTGTTGAGACCAGCGAAGGCTCGAAACTGGCTAATAGACAAAGGCTCATACTCGCATGTGCTGTTCTTGGACGCAGACGACCCGTTAACTGGTGCACATATTTTAAGCTCTTTTTTAGAGTACTCTGAGTATGATGTTGTGATGCCGTTATGGCCGAACGCAGCAGAAGCGTCATTTTACAATATGCTATACTGCTCTCAAACAACAGCTCTATTAAAGAGAAGTCTATTAGAAACTATGCAGTTCGATGAATCTCTTGTATACGGTTGTGAAGATACTGACTTTTTTATAAGAGCATACTTACAAGGTGCTTCTATAAAATACTCTAGTGCGCCCTTCAAAAGGTCAGACTTCGCATGTGAGAGTTATTTGTCTGTTACGAGATGTGGTTCATATGACTTGATGTATAAACATAAAGAGCATTTTTTACCTATTCTAAAAGAAGCTCTCGTGCAAGACGTAGATGAAATAATAGAAAAAAGAATTAGGCTCACCATCTCTCTTCTCGAGAGCGATGAGCCTAAAGAATATGCTAACATGTACGAGCTGTCGTTTACTAGAACTCAAGCAGCAGCTTGTCTCATGGGCTCACTTCCATCAACGCATGCACGAAAACGAGCCTATTTCTTAGGTATAGGTGAGCCAGGGAGATAGTACCAGCCACCGTTACCATCATATATCTTCATCACTTCCTCAGCGAACTTGTCATACAGTTCACAGACTCTCTCTAAAGAGAACGTTAGACCATATTGGCGTATTTCATGATGGTCTAGGTTTTTCACAGCTTCGATTGCTTCAACAAAGTCTTTATGCGTTCTGCATCTAAAGCCTGTTAAACCGTCTATGTTGTATTCTACAAAAGCTCCCCAGTCTGTACTAATTACAGGAGTACCTGACATGAACGCTTCAACCTGTGCTCCACAAAAAGGCTCAAGGAATACAGACGGCGCAATCAAGGCTCTTGCTTTTGAAAGCAACTCTGCTCGTTCTTTAACGCCAAGTAAACCAACATGCTCTACATGATCTGGTTCACCTTCAGGCAGTTTATCTGGTCCAGCTACAAGTAGCTTGATACCAGCATCTCTTGCAGCATCTCTTGCTATTGTATAGCCCTTGCTTGCGCCGCCATGCCGCATACCCAAGAACAGCAAGTAGTCTTCTCTCTTACCGTACTCGTCAAAGATGAAATCATTTTTGTCAAAGTGATTCGGTATTACTCGATTATACCACTCAAGTCTTCCTCCCATCTCTACAGCTACAAGACCATAGTAAGCATGCATAATCGCATAAGACTCAAAGATTTTGAAGGGCGCAAAAAAGCCAGACGGGTAACCAATGCCAGACTCTACAACGATCATGTCTTTAATATGATCACTTGCTACACGTATATGTGAAGGATAAGGACACATCAAAAAGTCTCTAGGCTGTTTTCTTTTGCCTACTTCTAAAGACACTCTTCTGTTCCACTCGTCTGATTCATTCACGAATGTACCAAAATGCAAAGCGTTCTCTGGTTGAAGCACTTCGTCTCTTTTATATATCTCTACAAGCTCATCGCATTCTGCTGTAGAACCTTCATTACTGTAATGTATTACGTAATGACCTTTCATCTTCAACATTTTACACAAGGTAAGAGCCTTCTGTGTAAAAGCACAACCGCAGTACTCTTTGTTTGTGACAGTATGCGGTAACCCAAGTACATGAAATCTCATAGTTTTCTCCTTTTATGCTAAACTACTACCTGTAGACATGTTACGCTCATACTTATGAAGCGATGAAGCATGCCACCAAATAGAGCCAGGTGCTAAATACTTGTACTCAGGCTTATCACTCAATTCGCCTGCTACAGTTAAGTCATTCCACATAGTCTTAAACACGTGTTGATGCCAAGCTAAGTCATAAGGTAAACCATATTCAATATCATTACTTCTCATGTACACGATGTACTCAAGCTTATTGTCTCGTATAAAGTGATGAGTACAGAATGTGCAAATAAAATCGTGCTTGGCATGTATACCGTCGTCATGTATGATCTGAATCTCGGGCCTTATGTAGACGCAGACGCTCTGTCTTGACAGACTGTCGTTTAACAAAGACTGTACAGCATGCTTATACTGATTATTATTTTCTTCAGAAAATACACACCAGCCATAGTTGCTGTTAACACTGCCATCAGGCGCTGCACAGTTCTGCCATATTGGATTCCTCGCGATGACTGGTTGTGCTTTTATATTCCTTTCCATTGACTTATACCAAGCTAACTCAGCGTCAACATACGATTGCTTGGCTCTAGTGAGCTGTACAAAAGGATTAAACTCTATCACGTTAGGACATAGTAGCTCTCTTGTACCGTTCTTGAGCAGTGGTCGATTGCTTATTTCTTCAAGTATTCTTTCGTATATTTCATCATTTGTCATCTGTACTACCTAGTCCTCCTCGACCTGTGTCTTCAATATGGTCAACTTCAAGAAGATGCATGTCATACTTCTTCTTGATCTTAAACTGCACGACTCTTGTACCTTTTAAGAGCCTTACTGGATCGTTACTAACGTTGGCTAATATCGCATGTATGCCTCTTTTATAGTCTGAGTCTATAATTGAAGTAGAAGAAATAATGTTATGTTTTGTCTGTAAAGACGACCTTGGAAATAGCTCGATATCATAGCCTGGACTCACGATGTCAAAAGCAATAAGAAGAGGCACTGTTCTTACATGGTGCGGATGTATCCAAACATCTTCTGGCAATGATAAGTCGTAGCATGAAGCGTTGTCTGTCATCTTCTTTGGCTCTATGCCTTTACAGCCGTCACTTTCAAGTAACACGTATTTTACAGTGACCATGATGTCTTCTCCCAATATACTGTGCCTTGTCGATATTTGATATCACACTCAAACTGAGCTTTCAAATAGTCTTGAGGATACTCGTGCAGCTCAAATTTTTTGAATGATGAGTACACGTCTACCATCGCGTTAGCTACGTCAAAAGGCACGTACATTATGCCTTTATTGAAATGTCTTAAAGCACATCGCATAGCTTGCATTCGTTCAGGAAGATGGAAACAAGGGTTCATGATTATCAAGTCACAGTTGAACGTTTCTCCATCTTGCCAAGAGAAAATCGATTTTTCTTCAAAAAGATCTTCTCTTGTCTTCCACTCAAGGCACTTACACAAAGCTTCACGATCTACATCAAAGCCTACGAACTTGAGCTCACGATTTGGATACACTTCACGTAGAGTTTTGAGTAGCATACCATCACCGCACATTGGATCAAGTATTCTACTACCTACTTTTGGGTTTAGACGTAAAGCCATTTCTACAGCGATGCCTTTAGGCGTATAGTATGCGTCTAACTCATCTCTTTTCTTTTTGTCCACTTTGCTTCTCCTTAATGAGCCATAACAAGATTAAACAGTTAGAGATAATATGATGCAGATGACTATGGCCTGATTCAGAATCAAGCATTTCACCACTCATAAAAGCTATGAAATGACGACTCATAGCGTCTCTGTAATCATCGATAGAGCAGTACTTCCAACTTTCATCTTCGTACTTCTTAGCTCCTTCTGTGAATACGTCACCGACTTCTTTGAACATATCCCAAGGTACAAGAGACCATCTCGTTTTATTCTTCTTAGCTTCTAAAGCTTCTTTATTACGTGTCTCGTGTTCTTTAACTGAGCTTATCTTTCCCATACAGGTCTCCTTTGTCGATACATTGTTTTATTATGAACAAGAGCATCTCCACAGAAACCTGATTCTCGCCAAGTCATCAAAGAGTCTGTAGAGGAAGCAACTGTAGGATTACCATGTATGTTCCACGACGTGTTTATTAGCATAGCTAAACCCGTTAGTTGCTTATACTTCTTAAGCAATCGATATGCAAAAGATGAATGGTTGTACAATACTTGAGGTCGAGCGGTACCATCACAATGTATCGCTCCCGCGTATTGCTCAGTGTCTACTTTACACTTCAATACTGCCGTCATGTACTGGTTTGTCTTATCAAGCTTTTTATCTCTATAAAACAGCTTATCAACGTCTTTATCAAGAACTATTGGAGCGTAAGGCATATACTCTGAACGACCAAGAGTTTTGTTCAAGAGCTTTGTTCCTTCTGGATCAGAAGGTTGATAAAACGTAGATGAGTGACAAAGAGCTCGTGGACCAAACTCAGATAAGCCACTTCGATAATGTACTATGCCACCATTCGCAAGTATCTTTGCCATCTCATCAATTAAGTCTTTTTCATAGAGAAACGTTGTACGATGACACTCTTCATCTACTACGAAATTGATTGCTAAAGAGCATGGGTCCTTCATGCTTAAGCCACTATATACATTTCCAAAGTGACCGGCAGGTATTTTCTTTGGCTCAAATAGACTCAGAGCAGCTCCGATAGCTGTACCTTCGTCTCCCATGCAAGGAGCAACATTAACAGTCTTAAAAGAAGTTCTTTTAGCTATGAGACTATTCAACCTTACGTTTGCAAAAAGACCACCAGCTAAAAATAAATGATGCTTGTGAGCGTCATTTATTGTAGACAATAGCTTCAAAGTCTCTTTCTCTATGAACAATTGAGCCATTAAGCATAGACTTGTTATGCTCGAGTCGTCTGCATCGATGACAACTTTTGAAGGCTCTTTATTAAGCCAGTCTTTGCAAAACTCAAAGATGTCTCTTTGTAGGTCGAAGAACGAATGACCCTTGTAAGACCAAGTATGATCAGACGCAGAAAAGTTAAGGTATAGTTTTTTCATGAGCTTCAAAGCGGTAGTGTAGTCACCTCGTGCAGCTAAACCTGTTACCTTGCCTTCATGCTGATGCATCTTTAATCCTAAAGAGCCTGTAATAAACTGGTACACAAGAGCTACAGAGTCCTTCAGAGAGACCGAATATATTGGTTTTTTAATATCCTTAATGTGTCTTTCTGAGTAGCTCAGACCATCTCCATAGCCATCTGAGACTATAATATAAGAGTTCCTGGGAACTTTATAATAAGGAAATATAGAATACGCATGAGCTGTATGATGGTCTACTCGACGAGCTTGAATAAAGGACGTATGACAGTGCGTATTTACAAAGTCTAATAGGTTTTGCTCTGCTGACATATTGTCGTCATATATCCATTCTGGTTCATACTTAGCAAAATACTCTTTATTAAGAGTATCGTAATGAGAGTAGTTTAACACGTTAGACACGCCGCTGTTACCTCGTACGACTAAAAGTATTGCGTGTACAGGTATTCTTTTTGTATTCTTTTCTCGAGTGAGTCTTTCTTCTGAAACAGCTCTTACTAGACGACCTTTATTGTCTACAAGAGCTGCACTAGAGTTAAAGCCTAAAGACATGCCTAAATGATACTTTGCTTTCATCTAACTATCTCCTCTATGTCTTCTTCAGACGTCTTATCACTGTCTTCATCAAGAGGCTTAACGATTCCGTTGATAAAGCCAAACATCGTATTAACCATGGCTGTGAGTTGTTCAACATCAAAAGTATAGCCTTGGACTAGCTGTCTTTGTATACGTCTTAATGTATTTTGTACAGTCCATATATCTACCCTTTTAATACGACCTGGTCCTACTCTAGTAGGTTCGTTTAGCTGAGACTTAATTGTCTCATGCATCTTGCTCTCATCACTCACGTACCAACCCCCTATATTTGTCAAAGTCAAAATTACCTGACTTCATTTCTTGCCATATGTCATCTTGCTGGTATCCCCAAGAAGGCCCAACATCACAACTCGTTCTTATAGGAACAGTCCATCTGTCACTATAAGCATTCTCCATACATCTTTGAAACTCAAGCGTAGCTTCTATGCCTTCTTTTGTGTAAGGCATAGATAGAACGTTTTCATCATGCACTGTAGCATGTAGCTTAAGAGTATTGAAGATACCTGCTTTATAAGCATCAACTAATCCTTTCTTCAAAGTGTCTGCACAACTGCCTTGGATCAGATGGTTTAACATCTTGTACAAGCCGTCGTTCCATCGACCTTTCTCAGGGTCATAAAAAGGTTTAGGCTTATGATGAGCTCGACCACCGATTGAAAGTATGTAACCTTTTAATCTTACTTCATTAGCTACATGCTGCTGTGTCTGTCGTATATAGGGCATACCAGCATGGAACTTGTTGTATACTTCAATTGTCTTCTCAAGAGTTTTGAACGCTTTCTTGTTCTTGAGGAATATGCCTTTTGGCCCAGCGCCGTATACGACAGTGAAATTCAAACGCTTAGCCCATATGCGTTCTTCAAGCTCTGCTAGATTTTGAGCCATCGTATGAAAGTCAGCATGCTGTCGAGCCTGCTCTTTAATCACTTCGCTCCGTTCACCTATAGCAAAGTGAGCTAGACCATACATCTCTATAGAAGAGTAGTCTAGAGCTGCTAGCATACATCCTGGCTCAGGCAAGAAGAGAGATCGCATCTCTTTGCCATAAGACTTGACGCCTTCAGCAGACTCTTCACGAGCAGGTATCTGCTGAAGGTTAATCGTACGAGAGCCGAATCGTCCTGTACGTGTGCCGCCCTCATCTCTCTTATTCGGACTGAATACTGAGTATGCTCTACCATTAACAAGCTTTTGAAGAGAACCTTCAAGAAAGTTGTTTATAAGAGTAGCATACTTCTTGCTATTTTGTATGTGCTCTATAACAGGATGGTCTATCTCGTCAAGAGCTGCTGCGTTCCAAGACTGATTACCTGTAGCTGTTACTACAGGAGATATAATACCCAAGTCGTTCATAGCTACAGTCATCTTCTTAGGCGACTTGACTATATCTGCATTGATACCGTACTGATAAAGAAGTATCTCATCAGTTTCTTTTTGCTTGTCTTTAATAAATGAAGTGAAGTTGTCTCTTGCAACTTCATCGACAGGAAAGCCATTACCATTGAGCAGACTTATAACAGGCTGTAAGTCACACTCAAGCTTATAAGCTTCTTCATGAAGCTTCATAAACTTTTCCTGAGCCATGAATAAGTCATACGTGGCTCTACAGTCTTGCTCATTATACTTGATTACAGCTTCTCTACCTTCGGGCTCCATCCATACGATGTCTATGTTATCCCAGACGTCGCCTCTTAAGCCGTACACAAGCTTATACTTCTCAAACCAAGCATCAAGAGTGTCTGCTGTGTTCTTACCTTTTACATTGAATCTCTTACAACAAGAGTCTAAGTCTAAGTCAGCATATTCGTCTATCAAGCATGCTCTTGTCATTGTGTCATGCCAAATGCCGCCGACTTTCCAACCATAACCGTGTATAAGCCATGACACGTCATACACAGAGTTATGGAACACTTTGTCTTCGTCTGAAGCCAACCACTCAGGTAATCGAGGGTCATCTGGAAAGCAACAGACATAGTTCGTACCATCATAAAGACCTACGCAGAGTATAGCAGCGTCCTTACGATGATAGCCAGGGCCTAGCGACTTAAAGTCGCTATGCTCTGCTACCTCAATATCTATAGCTATCAAAACGCTGGAACCTCATCATCTTCAGGACTATAAGGCCTTGCATCTTGCTGCGACTGTGACTCAGAAGTACTCTGCTGATTGCTTGAGCCACCTGGCAAGAAATCTACTTTTGACGTGTTTACAACGATCTTTTTCTGCGTAGATCCATCCTGCTTTGATGTCCACTGCTGGAGCTCAACTTCACCACCGCTGACAGCTATGCCCTTCCCTTTTGTTAAATAGGGAAGCATGTTCTTTGCTGATTTGCCCCAATGATTGACTGTGATGAATAGAGTCTTAGCATACTGCCCGAAGCCTGTATTGTTTGCGATGTCAAACGTTACAAGCTCTGTGCCTGAGGGCAACACTCTATATTCAGCGTCTCTTGTCAGACGGCCTGTTACTACCCAGTTATTTATGTCTGCCATACGCATCCTCCTTAATAGAAAATAAAAGCCAGCAGCTCAAAAAGCTGCTGGCTCACGAGACTACTCAGCGTCTCCTGATGTTTCAGGAGCAGCGAGCAGTGCTACGTTCTGAGCTGACAGAAGCTGAGGCTTGACTGATTCAAGGAAGAGTTCTTTATCAAGAAGCTCTCCTCTTGAGACACTGACAAACTTCGCAATCTGCTCTGCGGGCTTCGCAGGGTTCTGTACAAGATCGAGAGTGAGGTGCCAAGAGAAAGCGTACAGTGGAGCGATGCGACCTGAAGGGAGCCTCTGAGACCTGAGCTGAGCATTCCACTGCTTACAGGTTTTCATGCTACCTACAGTCGGGCTGAAGTACATGACACCACTTTCAGGTGCGTCTGCTTTCATGCAAGCATAGATGAAGAGCTCTTCAACCTTGTTGCCTGTTTCGGGGTTCGTCATCTTCGGGAATCCACGAGTACCGGGCTTCGGCATCTCTACCTTCACGGGTATTGAGTTGGGCTCATAGCGTCCAACAGTCTCATACGGCGGTTCCTTGCTGCGTTCAATCCAAGCTGTCTTGAAAGCAAGAGGTATCACCTCTACAGTAGGACCGTAGTTTTCTTCTGTAGAGCTGTTCCTCCATGTGCCTGGCTGATGGCCATGCATCGTGGGGCCAGAGCCGGGCTGAACCATCCCGAGGTACGCTGTACTGACTGTGTCTTGAGTAAAACCATCAAGACCGTCACCTGCTAAGTCGTCGAATACCGTCTGGTCTCCGCCACTTGCTGCCTGTTCCTGTTCTACAGATACCTTGTCATCTTTGAACAATGCCATATTGTTCCTCCGTCACTTGTTCTACTCATACCAGGTATGAGCTATATTTAGCTATCTACGATAGCCAATATACTTATGCTTTGAGCATAGCTTTATGCCGTATAGACTCACTTGTTTCGCCTCTTGCTAAAAGGCTGCACTCTTCTGGTGTAAAGTAAATCCAGTTGCCTAAAACGTTAGTGTCTAATAGCTCTGTGGGCACAAAAGCTACGAATTGAGCAGAGTTAAAAGTAGAAGGTAAGTTCGACTTACATACGATAGTAAACTCATCTATCTTCATTCTATTATCAAGGCATACTCTAGTAATCATCTTGGTACTTCCACCTTGTACACCAGTTATCTGCAGTCGTCCAGTCGGTACAAAGGGAAAAGCTTGTATGCCCTTAATAGGAGAGCGAACAGCTGTTCTTGTAAATCTCACATAAAGACCTGGAGTATCACACTCTAGCTCAACGATACCTGTGTCTATCATGTAGAAGCTGTCTACATGTTCCCACCATTGACGGACTGTCTCTATATACGGCCGTAGTCTTTGACGTAACACATGCTCCCAAACAGGATCATCTAAGCCTGGTCTGTCATCGATCTGCATCATCCATAGCCTCCACGTCTCTGTCTATTTTCTGTATAATATCGCTGTATTGTCTAGATTGCCAATAGCTTATCTCATTCTTCCTGTAGTAAGAGCTTAAGCCGTCTAGAATAGCTCCATCAGCCCAAAGCATGTCATGCGTATAGCCTAATACTCTACATAAACGATATCCTGGGAAGAAGCAAGTCTGTCTTCTTCCATTCCACTTGCTATCAGTCCAGAACGTGCCATGTAATAAAGCCAGCATTGCTTCTCTATACTCTGGCTTCGTAGGTACAAGCTTTTTACCGAACTGCTCTTCAGGCGCTAAAGGCCTATTCTTCCATTGTTCATACAGAGGTTTCCAGTCGTAGTGGTACACGGCTCCCCAGTTTGTATGTATCGGCTTCTGCATGCCTCTAACAAGAACGCCATGATATTCAAACTCCCTTTCAATGAGTATAGGTGCTCTTGTCAATCTTGCAGGATCAGCTGTAGTAGAATCAAACACAAGCTTGTCGCTAAGCTGTGTAGCTAGATGAGCATGAAGCCATTTATACGACTCAAGATCAGGGCACTCGTCAGCTATTCTAACAATTATGTGGTATGACTTGCCACCACTATATACGACTCGTGCAGCGATACCTTCTCTGAAAAGTCTCTCTGCTTCTGATAGTTGTAATCGTAAACGTTCAGCGAAGAGTCTTTCAGACGTCAGGTCACCGCCCTTCTTGATACGTTCTTCTTCAATCATGTATACAGACTTCGTTGTTTCGTCAGACTCAAATAAGAACGTGTCCATGTACTGGACATTCTTGTTCTTATTTTCAAGAGACGTAACACCTGGCTTCATTTCATTTAGAGTCTCAAACTCACCATTAGGATCAGGCCTCCACTTGCTGTTCACTCTCAGTCGTTGGCCTATTCTTTCTACTGGCTTCACCTCAGCTGCATTCGCTATGTCTCTGTAAGGCCTCACCTGACGTATAATAGCTGATGCTAAGACAAATCGAGCTGTTGGTGCTGTGCGATGTCTACCTTGTATACCATAGAAGCCTCCAGGTATAGCTGTTGTAACAGGATATACACGTATTCCAAACTCTTTAACTAGCCATGTTTCACAGTCATATAACGTACGTTCAACACTAGCGTGTGCAAAAGGCTTATTAGAGAGCTGGTCATAAAATACGATGGGTCTACATAAAGCGACAAAGTCTGGCTTACCAGCGACGCTTGGAAAATACTGCAGAGCTGCTGAAGTCTGCAGATATGAAGAGAGGTCTACAGTTTCTTCTCTTTCAGTACCTTCATTTATTACGAGAGTTTGTACAACTTCTTTCGTATCAAGAGTAGCTCGAATAAATGGAGCAAGTGAACGAAGTATAGCTTCAATCTCTGTGTTCTCTGTCGTTCTTGGCAGTGTAAAGCATCTATCATAAGCTGCTGTATGAGGAAACTGTCGTACTTCAGTATTAGCTATCTTCTCGTCTGTAAAGAGTTCATGCTTAAACTGTGAGATAAGATCATAGTCTTCTACAAAAGGTATACCTGTGCGATTATTGTTCATGTCTTGGCCATAAAGCTTGGTAAAGACTTCATCAGCCAGTTTGCTTTTCTTTCTTGTGAAGTTTTCGTCTGCTTCCATAATCATAAATCGCCTCTGATCAGTGTCATCATCAAACTTGATTGGCACGTCTTTGTTCGACGTGACTACGAAGTCTGTGTAAGACTCTTGATATATCGGGTCAAGACCTTTATGCTCCTTTCTGATCGTAGTAGCTGTAGCTCTAGACTTGAGAGCAGCAGCTGAATTCTTCTTGTCTTCGTATTCTTTTTCTTCATGGCACACAATTAAAGCATCTGCGTAGTCTGCATTAAACCGACTTTGACTGTCGTACTGATCAGTCACAAGAACATTATCCTTACCAAAGAGACCTTTACACAGAACTTCTGCAAACGTTGTTTTACCTGTACCTTGTGCACGACTGACGATGATAGGTACAACCTGCGTCTTCTGCGTTGGATAACACATCTTCATACGAAGCCATGCAAGAAGATGCATGTAACATTCTCCTGCTATTGCTTGTATGAACGTGTATATATGCGAAGTGTCTCTTCGTGTCTGCCTAGCAAAACAAGGAAAAGGCTTCGCTATATTAAAAGTACCACGAGATGCGTCATAATAACCACTTGGAGTACTGTAGTCTCTATGGTATATTGGTTTACGTCCCTGCTCTTCTCTTTCACCGTTCACTCTAGCTGTGTCATGATATTTTATACCTCGAGGAAACCACTGTCTTGGAGTACGCTTACCTTTTTCGTCTACGTCCCAAACAAACAGTAAGTCAGAGCAATAAGCATCAACCCAAGCTCTCTTAATTAAGATGTCACCACGGTGTGTGAGATAGTAATACTGGCGTGTGCTACGACCGATTACAACAATATCAAGAAGATGCTCTTTAGCCCACTGTGCGCACTCTTCATCAGAGTCAAAGCCAACGCCACATCTATCTTCAATAGCTTGTTGTATCATCCTTTGCTGGGTAGCCGCACTGTCGTATATCTCACCATATACAGCAGGTCTTACATCATCTTGCGACATTCGACTACCGCCTTATTTACTATGTTTTATACTACCTAGCTTGTTCTTTTCTTTCAGCCAGTAAGAGCTCACTGCTTTATGGCTGTCTATGTAAGAAGACGTTATACAAGAATAGTCTTGTACTGAGAAGTCTTCTCGAAGCATGACTTCTCTTTGTAGCTGTCTTAAACCCTCTTCAGGTATATGACAATCTATTGAAGCATCGTCTTTTCGACGAGAGCCCTTACACGTTTTCAAGTACACGCAACCTACACAGTCTATAGCCATATGTTTCCTCATGCTTCAATATTCACGAAACCGACTTCCTGAAAATGGAAGCTCTCAGGTATGTCCTGTATCTGCAGTTGTGCTACGCCTGTGCCAGCTCCAATTTTATCTTTGAAAAACGCTTTAAGCGAGTTCGTATTCAGATCATCTACTTCAGCATAAGGTATGCCTGTAGCTTTCAGCTTATCCATTTGAGAAGAGTCAACCTTAGCACTCTCCTTGATAAGATGCTCTCCACCGTTTGCTCTGAGCCATTCAACCTGAGCTTTACGATCGTCTGCATTTTTGTTTGGCTGGCAATAGAACTTACGTTCATACGTCATAACGCCGCCTGACATAAGCTTTATTTCGCTTACACCTGCGTTAAACATTTCCATGGGAAGGACAGATGACGCGTAGTAGTCATGCTCTTTAACAGCTTGCTTGTACTCAGCTTCAAGCTCTATAACTTTAAGCTTCAAAGCTTTAAGGTGCTCACCCATTTTTACGAGATTCTGTAATATATTTTTGTCAGATTCTGTTGCAAGATAGTCAAACTTGTCGCTCATCTTTCTTAAGCTCCTCACTAAATGCGTTTATAATACGAGACATCTCGGAAGCGTCATAATCACGTATTACGCACAAATACTCATGTATCTGCTTCTGAGATATCTCATCCAGATTCGTCTTTCCGTAGTGTATAGCTGCATCTTGTCGAGCGACTAGAGGTAAATAATCTAATGCTCGAACAAGAACTATCACCTGTTGAGGAAAAGACATGTTGTTGAAGCCACGACTCCCTAAGAAGAAGTGTATCCTGATGTCATTCAGCGTCATCGTTCAGATCAAACTCCTCTTCATCGAAGATGCTCTCTTCATCAATGTCGATGTCGATGTCTTCTTCATCGAAGAGATCAAACTCCTCATCATCGAAGTCTTCTTCATCATCGAAGTCTTCTTCATCATTGAGCATGTCATTCATAGATTCCTCCTATATCGTGTATATACATTATACCTCATGTTTAATTAAAGCATGAGGTTTAATTAAAGTTTATTTTCTCTTGAACTGTCACTTTATGATGAGACTAATGTGTCTTGCGTCTTCTAATTGAAACCAAACGTCCATAACACGATTACCGTACTCAACACTAGAACTGGGTGGTCCGTTCTTAAAGCCAGTGTAGCCGCAGTTGTAAGCTACTGCTACAGCCCACCACGTGTTTAATAAAGGCTCTTTAGACAACTTTTTTATAAGACATATGCCTTCTCTTATATTAGCTTCTGGACATTTCCAGTCGACATGGCCGAAGTATCTTGAATTAAGCTGCATGATTCCTTTGTCTACAGAGTCATCAGAATTAGGCTGACTTACAGCTGCAGGGTTAATTACTGTATTTTCTATTGAACCATTCCAGTGTTCTGTTATGGCTATCGCTTGTACAAAGTACGGCGGTACACCCGCCTCAACAGACAGCGTAAATATAAGAGCGAGTATCTCAGCCATCAGCTTTCGGTCCCATAGCTTTTAATTTCTCAAGAAGCGTAGGGTCATTGGCTGCTTTACTGAGAGCTTCAGATGTTGTAGTCATACTTTCAAGTATAGCTTTAGCTGTATCTTCTTTAATCTGAGAGAGCACAACTTCTCGATATTCATTAGGCAGATTTGAGTTAAACTGAGAAATAACCTCAGAGAACGTTTGTTGACCAGACAGTCGAGCTATCTGGTCAAAACTCTCAAGTACTTGATTTACTTCGGATTCTGTCATTCAGCTATCTCCTTTATGTCGGCGCCTCTCATATAATCGAGCAGATTACGTTTAAGCAACAGAGCTGTCACTATCTTCTCATCTACACTGTCTTTATAGATATAGTCTATATATTCACACGGACTCTTCTGACCCAGTCTGAATATACGACCTTCAAGCTGAAGTCTTAACTCAAGGCTGAACGTATTGCTATAGCTCAGTATCGTATGAGAACGCTGTAAGTTATGTCCACGAGCCATTGAAGCTACGTTGGCAACCATGATATCATACTTACCTTCTTTGAACTCTTCAATTGTACCTATACGTTTCCAGCCTGTGATGAGACAGCAACGGTACTTATTACTCAAATCATCAAAGATTCTTTTTGCTTCTGCACTGAACCGTGTAGAAATGATACATGGCTTTGCTACTTCTTCAACGTCTCTGTATAGAGCGTCTAACTTTGGGTTACTTTTACCGATCCACTTTATAGGCTCATCTGGAGTAACGTCTCTTTCGTCTTCATTATTCCACATGCTCATAAACACTTTGTCTTCATCAGACTCGTCATCATCATCATTGTAAAGAGATGATGTATCATAAATGAACCCGCTAGATATCTGTTGTAAACGAAGCATAACAACAAGCTTACTCTTAGCTGTCATCTTATGATCTTCATATTCTGCTATAAACTCTTCTCTCATTGAGTCGTAGCACTCTCGAAGTTCATCATTCATAGTGAGTTCACGAGTGATGTAATTCTGCGGAGGCATGTCTGCACAGTCGACAAGCAGCTTGAATCTACTAACAGACTGTAGCATCTCTTTCAATTCATCTGCATGTTTATATGGACCTTTATAAGAGTCCTGACTTTGTACGACGTTATACGTATCCAGACTACAACCACAGATAGCTGCAGCTTCATTGTACGTAGAACAAGCTTTAATCGCTGACCACCAGTCAGCTGATAAAGGCACGTTAATCACTCTGTTATTTATCTCAAGCTTCGTAAACATACCGTAATAGTTTTGGAATGAGTACCAGTTACGGCCAAAGAAGTTTGGCTTTAGAAACTCCATCATAGCCCAGAGGTCCATAGCACCGTTTGTTACAGGCGTTCCTGTGAGTATAGCTCTGGCTACTGATTTTGGTGTACTAGATATAATCGTTCTGCCTTTTTTAATGGTACTGTTAAACTCATATAGCATACGCTGCGTACGCTGAGCATGTACGTTCTTGATTACTGTAGCTTCATCTAGTATAATGAATGTCTTATGAGCATTTGCCCAATCTACAATGTCTCTCCATTTAGAAGAAGACGAGAACGTGTCGATATTTACACAGACTACTTGTAGTATTTCAGGGTCTTCATCAAATGCGTAAGCTGTACGCGCGCCACCTCTACCGTAAAGACATTGAATGTCGTAAGGCACACCTAACCATAGAGGAACCTGCTCTACAGCCCACTGCTTATGAACATCGTTTGGAGCAACTATTAAAAGAGCATCTATCTCTTTCCTCTTGAATTTCTCTGCCGCAATCGCAAGAACGGTCGCAGACTTTCCGACGCCCATTTCAAAGAAGAGTGCGATCTCTGCTTTATCCTTAAAAAACTCCAAAGCTTCCTGCTGATGTTCATAAAGAGCCGGAGTACAAGCGTCAGCAAAGTCATCGCTCCGAGTATAGTTAACGACACTCTTACTACTTTTATTGTTGGAGCTTCTTCGTGTGTCAGGCTTGTCCTCATCAGTCTTAGTGGGTGCGCGTTGTGCAGTAGCATTAACTATACCTCCTACAGCTTTAATTGCTGCGTCTCTTGCGTAGTCAAACTTTTCTTTTGAGTGAGATGAGTTCGCTCGCTTATCAACA